TAATTGCCCCGGCAGTAGTGAAAAGCATAGGATGAGCCTGAGTCTTGATATTGTCCAGAATCATTGCCTCGATTCCGTTGATCTCGTCTTGAGCCTGCTTCATGGGAGTTATCTGAGAAATGCCAATAAAGTCGTCAGAAGGCTGAATCAGAGGAGCATGGATATAAGGGAAAACTCCGAATTCTTTAGGGTAAGGACTCGCCATATCCTCAAGGATCACATCCCCAACGTATTTGATCATCCTTCCATTAGGAAATTTCATCTTGGAAGACTTAATCACCTCTTCTGCATCCTCGTCCGGATTGTCTTGAAGAAGAAGTTCATCCACAATTGTAGAGTCCTTAAACCAGCATTCCCAGACCTCAATTTTTGGAACGTCAATCAGATCTCCATTCTCAGTGTCAATTATTCCAAGAAAGGCGTTGTCTTCGCTGGCAATGATTTCATCAAATTTTTCCGGAAATTCATCGTAAACATCAGCAAGGGGAAGAACGTGCCTTTCAAAGATATATCTTGCTTCGGGAATCTTCCTGGCAAGAGGATCAATATAGAAATCCTCCATTTCAAGCCTTGTGATATCAATAGGAATAACACGACTTTTATCTTTGGCGTTCCAAACGACTTTCCAGATACCAGATCCATTTATTAGACGATCCCATATTTGATCTGAATTTTTTTCCTCAACATCCTGATCAAGCCAGATTTGTTCCATAACTGAAGTGAGAATATTCTGAATCCTCGCGTTACCGCCCGCCCGCCTGTAGACAAAGGCCTGGGCGCGTTGATCCGCAAGGAGAGCGTGAGTCTGGGTTACAGTGGGGAATATGATGTTTTCAACTGGAGCGGATCTCCATTTGGGAAGTTTAGCCAATCTGTCCAGGGGCCATTGATGACCAAGGAAATAATTGAGGTTTTCCTTCCATTCCTCAAGGATCTGAGACATATTATCAACAGCAATGGACCGCCATTCATCAAGAATGTCAAGGATCATTGTCTCCTTGGCTGGTTCATCCAGTCTGTTTGCTTCGCCCGGTAAGGTCGTCGCCATATTTGTCTCTCATACGAGTTAACCGGTCATCCCGGCTTTCATGCCCATGCTGGTGCTGAGTTCCCAGCCGACTCTTCTGATTTTCTTCAATTCTTTCCTTTTGTTCCAAATCGTCATTTATCATGATCGAATTGTAAGGAGCGGAAGTTTCCTTCAGAGCTCTACTCAAACCAATGATTTGAGCCAGGCATTCTTGAATAGATTTCTCCAAAAGGTCAAGCCTCTCTTGCTGCGCCTTCTCCTTATGTTCAGAAACGACAACCCTTTCCACCAATTCCTTGAATATTTGATCTCCAACTTCCATAATAACTATATAACACTTTTTTCGATTATTCTCACCGGCCTATACCGTCCCCTAGCATTTCGATCCTACGGGCGACTCTATGGTCTTTAGCCGAAATTATATTAGTCTGTTTACTCATGTCAATTTGTTTAGAGCCTCCAATGTCCACACCATCCTTCAGATGTATTGAAAATGTAGGGTCTGACACTAAATATCGGATTCCATCCATCAAATCATCAAACTCTTTTCGTGGTTTTCCAGTCTTAGAATCCCACATATAGGAGCCGAATTCACGAATGGTATGTGTGCAATTGGCACAAACTCTCATTTTAGGCTCAATCCCCTTCTCTTTGTCAAAAAACAAGAATCTCTTGACACGGTTTATGGCAGACAAATCCTTCACGCAATTCCTGGTCACAATACCTTCGGCCCGGAAGTCATCCACAACGGACCTGCCATCCAGCTTCCGGGTAGCCTTCGCGGAATAGTCAATAATCGTGCACTGAAGCAAGTGTTCCAGGCCCTCAGTTTTCTTCTTGATCCAGCCAGCAACCTGCCCAATCAATCCCTGCTGATAAAGTTCATCAAAAATAACTATATCATTGTCATAAGTAATTGCTGCAAAGACGACTGCAATTGGTTTAGCATGGTGCGGGTCAATGATCCGGTAGACCAGTTTGAAGTTGGTTTTCATCTCCTCAATTGAGTACTCTGGAATAACATGCTCACGCAAATTGAAATTGTAAACCAGCCCCTTTTTGTGTCGCCAGTTCCCCATCAAACGGGCGTTTATTTCTCTCTGATCTCCAAACAGGGACTCCCTGAGATCACTCTTCATCACATCTGTCGCATACGGGTTATCATTAATCCCAGCTTCCCACATCCTGATTCCACGGTTCTTATTGGCTGTTGGAAGAACCTGATTTACCAGAAACGAAGATCTTTCGTCAAGGTTCGGAGTCATGGTGCCCCAAATATATAGTCTTTTTCCGAAAGAAGGAAGCCTGGTGACCATTTCATTCCAGTAGGAAGCATTTGGAATACAGTCTTCATCAAACCAGATGAAATTCATCCGGGCGCTAGAAAGAGCAATTCGGCCAGCCTCAGAGGATTTGAAGGAAAAGGTTGAGCCGTCAATCATGTGAATTGAATCAATAGCCGCCCACCGGTTCCAATAGATTTTCCTGATCAACTCTCTTGGAAGAGCCGACATCAATTTGTCTTGAGCTCCACCAGGGAGCTTCTGCTGCTTATGATCGTGAACGATCCCTATTCCGTGATGCGGATAATTTGCCTCATTAACAAACTTAAGATATGGATGCTTTTTCAGAAGCCAAAAATCTGACTCCCGACCACCGGCCAGTGTTTTTCCAGAAAAATTTCCACCTACAAATAGACGGATTCTCTCATTTGAGGAATGAAAACTTTCTTGAATATCATATGGTTTGTAGAGTTCGAGGGATTCTAGTCCGACCTTCTGAAGTTCTTGTACGCGGCGGTCAAGTTGGCTTTTTTGAATGGATAGAATTAAGCGGGATATTTCATCGGAGGATAAATTTTCAAGTTTCTCCATCTCCATTGGGTTCGCGCCTCACTTTAATTTCCTTTAATTTGTGGAGCAGTATCGCTTCCGGATCCATGCTGAAATTAGCAATATTGGTCTGCTTATAACCCTGCAGAGCCTGTGCTGGATCAGATTTACTGGTTAAGAGTTTTTGGAAAAACTCCACAAATTTAAAAATGGACCTATAATCATCTTTGTCACGGGCCTTCTGAATGGCCCAAAGAAGATGATCGACAAGATCCTCTGGCGCAAGTCCTTTCTCTTTGGCGTCTTTAAAAAATTCAAGAGCATAGCCAATTTTCTCTGTATCCAGTTTTGTGTAAGCCCTGGAAACTTCTTTGATATAGGTCAGAGTGTCTTTGAAATCGAGGGCCATTGTCATTCTAGCCTGATCTACGAGTGTGTTATCCTCCTGGACATCAGCGATTTCTATTTTTTCTGAGGTCATTTTTTGTGGCTACTGCCACGCTTAACCTTGACGATCCGACCTCTTTTTCCTCTTTTGATTCCTTTTTTCTTTCTTTCAGCTCGGGTGTGCACAGGCATTGGTTTCTCCTTCTGTTAAATTTCAACATTTAAAAACTCCCGCGGCAAAGTGGTTTGCCGGACTTCACCGCGGGAATTTAATTCAAAATTAACCTTGGCTTACAAGGTGACCATTTCCGGAATCTTGAGCATCCCAGATAGTTTCTACGGATTCCATGTACCAGTTTTTCATAGCACAATCTCCTAAAAAAGGTTAAAAAAAGTCCCCCGCTATTATTCCAATTAAAAATAATTGTTTATTATTACAGCGTTTGTTTTTTCACAATCTTTATATTTTTCCTTATCGTCTTCATCATCTATCTTTCCATGGTTCCCGCAAGGATGTTGTTCGTCTTCATTCCCATTCACCGCAACACTGTGCGAACTTAATCTCATTACATCCATAAGGCCACCATAATTATGATCAGGATACAAGACATGTTGTTCTTGATCAAAAGTTTTTAGAATGTCTATTAATTCCTTAACATTCATCACATCGTTTTTTCGTAAAAATCTTTTATTAATTTTAAAAATTCTTCAAGTGGATTATCGGCATGTTCATGGTTGCAGAACTTTTGATCGTGCATACCGAACCCCTCCCCGCTTTCATGCCTGAACCAGATTCCCTCTTCTGTGTTCTCAATTGTGTACTCGCCAATTTTAAGCATTACTTACCCTTTTATTTTACCTTTTTGGATTAAACGTTCAACCATCGACTTGACGAAATCCTCTCCGTACTTAACCGCCAGCCGTACAGCAGGCTTGGATCCCTTCTGAACCACGTATGAGAGAGTCCTTTTCATGGCCGCTTTGCGAGCCTCACCATCAAACTTTCCTTCTTTCTTCAATCCACCCACAAAATTTGCATAAGTATCGTTTACACCTGCAGATATAGTCCTGGCAAGATCCTCCTTGACTCCTGAAAGATGCAGTTTTTTGATAACATATCCGCTCAAAGCCGTCATTCCAAGACCAAGCAAGGCGCCAACAACTTTCAGAATTAACGGGAGAAATGCTTCCATTTTATTTCCTCAAACGTAAGGGGGTTAATCTTCTCAATAAAGTATTTCGGTACAAAAACATACTCTCTTTCGTATTTCCTCAGCCTGTCATCCCAATTAGAAACACTCCGGCAAAGGATTTTTTGAAAACTCTCTCCCAGTCTCCTGGAAACAGACCTGGCCGGGAACTCCGGACAGGCCCTGTTTAATTCAGCGGCGTTGCTGACGCCCTTGTAAAGCATCAGCAACCGCAGACGAACGAATGTTTTGAAGGCATAAGCCGCTTCACCAGCCAGTGTCACTCTCCGCTATGGCTTCATCCTGAACCAAAAAACGGTCAACACGGGAATTTGTATAATTCCCGTTCTGCTCATTCTTCGTGCTGCAACGGCCCATGGCTCCAACCAGCTTATCAAAAGGGAGAACCCCGGAATAGCCATCAGGAATCAGCTTGCAAGACTTGAACAGGGTAATCCAGCGCCAATCGCAGGATTCCGTTTCGGCAATTATTTCGTCAATCTGACTTGTCCTGCCCTCTGACTCCAATTTCAAAGTCAGCTTTGAACAAGGCTTTCCAGACTTAGAAGTGAATTCCTCAACAGCAAGGATCTTGTATTTATATTCTCCTGGCGGCACAGAAGACCCTCCTCCTGAGCTTTGACTTGAATCTACTGTTCTATCACGAATTGACATTTGCTGTCTCCTTCCCGTTCTTCACGTATTCTATCACTGAAGACCATTTCTTGTTGATTTTTTCCTGAAAAAGAATATCGAATTCAATATCAACTGATTCGATCTTACCGTTTTTGAAAAGAGCCTCCCGGACCTCTTTCTCAGTCACCTTTGCGTCCTTCAGCAACTTTTGGAAGATTTCGCCTGGAGTAGTGAGCTTAGGAACCTTCTTGGAAAAAAGAACCTCAAGAGCCTCATATTCAAGCGGGACAATAGGAGGCAGAGTCTTCCGGGACTTAACCTCAAAGGACTCTGAATGCGTAGTATAGACAATCCGCTTGTCAGAATCCAGCATAGTAGACCGGCCATTTTTCTGCTTGACCTGCTCTTTTTCCCAATCACAGAAAAGGATTGAATCAAACCGGTCACGGAGCAAAGGCACTATACGCTTGGATACATTCATTTGTATAGTGTCGTAGGTGTCAAACCTGGGATCCTCCACGCGCACTATCTGGTGGTGGCCTATAAGCAAAATGCCAAAGCCAATTTTCTTCAAGCTGTCAAAATAGCGAATGACCTCCATCCATTTTGCTTCCAGCATCAACTGGCCTTTTCCAAAACCAAAGTCGTTTATGGTTTCCTTTCCACCCGTCCTGCAGATATCTTCAATCATCATCTGATCTAGTGAATCAGCAGAGTCAATGCAGATATTCGCAAATCCCTGGGCGTCCTTCTGCATTTCCTTCAAAATATTGATCACAGCAGCAGAGGACTCCGGAAGAACCCTAGAGCAGTCAATCTCCTGGGAGCTCCCCTCCACATCAATCAATAAAATGTTGGGAATTGTAGCCGCAAAAGTAGTCTTTCCAACCCCTTGTTTTCCGTAAAGGAAAACCTTTTGGGGAAGATCCATTTTCCCCTTAATGATTTTCATCATTTTCTACTTCCTTTCTTCAGCTCTTTGATATAAGCCCTTAGCATTAAAGGCAATATGTCAATTATCTTTATGTCGATTTTAGCTGATAGTTGTTTTAGTTTTTTGTGCAAGTTCGGCGGTACATTAACCGTCTTATATTTTACCTTTGACATTAAAAACACTCCATAAATGAATAAGTATTATAATGTTATTTAACAGATTTCAAGGATTCTGGAGTCAAGGCATATGCAGAGCAAGCCTTCCTTGCCTTACACCACTGACACTGATCTTTTCCGGGAATAAAAAGAGGATAATTTGAATAGGCCCTAGACCGTATATCCTGTATGTTTTTAGTTCTCCAGTCAAAATCATTACCATAGATGATGCGCCTGTCAGCCTTCAATATCTTTGGCTGAATGATCCACGCCTCAACCTGAGAAGGCCAGAACTCCTGAATAACAGCCAGAGAATAAATCTCTAACTGCCTGGTTTTGGAGTCCACCTCTATAAAACCAAACTTCCAGTCCATCATGAGCGCGGTTTTATCTTTAAGCAGCGCCAGGTAGTCCACCGTTCCAAAGGTGATGACCTTCCTGTCAGCATCATATAGATAAACCCGCTTTTCATTGAACTCCTCAAGAATTGCCCTGCCCTTCAAAGCCTTAACCTTCATATCCAGGCAAAACTGAATAAGAAGCATATCTTCATCGGACACCCCTTCATAATCCTCCTTCTCTAGGCGGCTATGAAGATCTATTCCCTTCTGAGCCTTTTTGGACGTCTTCTTTTCCGGATTCAGTTCCTGCATCCGGAGCGAAGCTGGGCATTTCTCAAATCTGTCAAACCCTGAAGGACTGGCCCTGTGATGTTCTTCTGGCATTTAACCCCCTTTCTTATATAATTGCCGTTGTGTAAGTCCTTCCAAAGGACAGGAGAGCAACCCCCTCCTGTCCTTCTCTCCCCAGTATCTTAAAAGTGTTATTTAACTATTCAACACTTTTTTATTGACTCAGCACAAATCCCTCTATAATTCTGTCCATGGAGCTCAGAGATTACCAAAAAGAAACGATTCCGGAAGCAATAAAGATCTTAAAGGAGCTAAATTTACTGGTTTTAAACTTTGACATGAGAACCGGTAAAACAATCATCTGCCTGGAGATCTGCAGACAGATGGGTCTCAGCAAAATCCTCTTCATTTCTAAAAAATGGGCCATCCCCAGCATCGAAACAGACGCTGACAAGATGGGGATGAAAGTCACAACCATAAACTACGAATCCCTTCATAGAGTCAAAGGAGACTTTGATGTCATCATTGCAGACGAATATCACCACCTTGGTTATATCCAGCGACCGTCAAAGAAGGCGAAGCTTTTTAAAATGCTGTCCGGAAGGCTTCCGGTCATTGGTCTTACGGGAACTCTTTTTACAGAGACCTTCTCAACAGCATACTCGCTCTTTTCTATTGAGTTTTCTGAACACAATGACTTTTACTCATGGTTTAAGATATTCGGAATTCCTGGCAAGAAATTCTTCCATGGTAGATCAATTGAAGACTATTCAAAATGCCGGAAAGAAGACTTCTGGCCCCGCATCCAAAAATATTGTCTATCTCTAACCCAGAAGGAAGCAGGCTTTGAATGCAAGATCGTAGATGTTATTCACTTTGTAGAATCACCGCGTATGCGCGAGTTCATTGCCAAGGTTAAAAAGGACCGCTACCATAAGTTCTCTGACGGCCAGGAGCTTATCCTGGATACCGCCGCTAAAAAATTCCAGGTAGAATGCCAGCTTGTTTCCGGAACCGTCAAAACCGGAAAAGATAAATATAAGCTGCTAACAAGGCACAAGACCGAAACACTAAAAAGCGACTTTGTAGGCAAAAAGAAGTTTGCTGTATACTATAAATATGTTGCGGAGAAGCTGCTGATCATGCAGGAGCTAGAATCTCCTTTCTGCAGGATCACCGAAGACTGGGAGTGTTTTCAAAGAACGGGAAACGAAGTGGTGTTCCTGGGCCAGTATCAAAGCAAAATGGAGGGAATCAGGCTGGACGCCGCCGACGATGTTGTTTTCTTCTCAATGCCGTTTTCAAACCTACAATACCTCCAGTCCCGGCAGAGGATCGCCAGCAAGGAAAAAACTCAAGAGCTCCGCTGTCATATCATAATGTCAGGTATCGAAGAGTTCATCTACGATGTTGTCGTGAAGCACAAGGGCAAGTTTAATCTGGAAATGTATAAACAAATTACTAGGAAGAAAAAATGAAAGAGGATATGGTCAAATTCAAAGATATGGGGTTCGTTCTTGAGGACTTGCGGTCCTATATTTTCGCCAGGAAAACCAAGATGATGAAGGTCGTCCTGCTAACACCAGGCGGGTTCACAGAGCTCTCTGAAGAAGATGTGTCGATAATGGATTTCAATAATTTTAGAAAGCTGGTCTCATCCAGGTTCATTAAGGAAAAAAGAAGTGCCAGAAATAACAGTACAGCAGAGAATAAGGAAAATAGAGCGAGCGGAGACCCTACTTAGAAAAGCAGGGTTTATTAAGTGCGTTGCCAAAGACGGGAGGTTTTTTAGTAGGGAAGAGATTTACAATATAAGCCTGAAAAGGCTTTCACAATTTCAGGGGTGGGCAGAGGAAAAATGATGGATACATCCCCATGTCGCGGTTGCGGCCAGGAAATAGGTTGGATCGAAACGGTAAAAGGCGCGAGTATGCCGGTTGATCCTGAAAAGGTAATTATAATAACTAAAGACGGTAGATCAGAGTCAGGGTTTGTCTCTCACTTTGCAACTTGCCCGGAGGCCAAAAGGTTTAGAAAATGATCAAATTCCTCAACGAAATGAACTTCGGCGTCTTCATGAACTCCTTCAAGACGGGGGCGGTGTCGCTTGCTGAGATCAAAGACTACCTGGACCATGAATTCAAAACAGAGCTGGAAGAGGCTGAAGAAAAATCATGGGGTGGTGGATTTCAGGAAGGATATAAGCAAGGCAAGGGAGCGGCTGAGGAGAAGAAGGAAAGACCCCCTTCCGCGCTGTCCATAATAACCAAAAGCGTTCAGGAAGCAATTGATAGAGATGGTGCAGAAAAGCCTGAGTTCGTTAAAACTGAGATTTTTTGGGACGAATATGGATACAAAACACTTTCTCCAGAAGGAAAAAAAGCCGTAAGATGGGGCCTTGCCGATATAAAAAAAGGATACCGCCTGGTGGGGTTTTACTTTGATGACCATATGCCTACCGTGGCGTTTCCCATTTCAGTTAGAACGCGAGAAAAAAACGGAGACCCGGTAAGCGCCAATAAAGCCACCCACGCCCTCTGGCAGAAAGAGGAGTGATGCTTAGGCCCGGAATGAATATGGGAGGCCTACCCATGGAATGCTGCCACTGTAAGGGTAAATTTCCCAGGAGAGAGGTCATTAAACTGGACGGTGGATGGCTCCCCCATTACTCTTGCGGAGACTGCTATCATCTGCCTGCGCCGCCGCCGGTAACGGAGAATCCTTGGAAGGACAAAGATGAAAAACAAAATTAAGTTTACCGGAAACAACGAAGACAAGGTTCTTGCCTTCCTGGAACAGCATGACGTTAAAGGAGAAGTGGATCACCAGCCCATACATGGAAAATATATACGGGTCATTGGAATCTACGAAAACAAGTGATATCTGGGAAAAGGGGAGACCGTTGTTATACATGACGAGTATTGTATTGAAATTATATCGGAGAAGAAAGATGCCTGAAAAAGAAACGGTGGATTTTTTGGAAGATGATGAAATACGTGATTATCATGGAATAAAATTTATAGAATGGATCATCAAAAAGATTCTTGAACGCGACAAGGCAATGCAAAAGAAAGGAAGAGAGGACGGATTTTACGGCGCAAGAGAATCGGAGACTGTAGGATATGGTGGAGTTGCCACTGGCCTTGGTCCCGTATATCATACTTTTAAGGAATTTGAGGAGAAGCGGGGGAAAGAATGATGGGAACAAGAAAAAGGCGATGCAAAAGATGCGGAAAGCTGTTTGTTTATGGGGCAATAAAATGTGAATGCGGTTGTGAAGAGTTCTTGATTGTTGGCATGGCTCCTTCTGATGATCAACAAAGAAAAGAGGAGCCGGAGGACTGGGTTGATTCTCCTGAATTGCTAATAATTATTACGGAACTTGCTGCTTGCGGCACTAATGAGCATTTTTTAAACGAGCTAAATAAGATCAAAGCCCTCCTCCGTGAAAAACGGGGGGAGAGCAGAGAGAAGGATTTTCTGTATGGACTACTAGTAGGCCATGTAGCGGCAAACATAGGTGAAGAATATGATCAAGAATTTAAGGACAAGCGCTTAAAAGAATTCAAAAAGCGGGAGGGGATTTGATGGGCTGTAAAATATGTTGGAAGTTTGAATTGGCAACAGATCAGGACGATCCCGACAATATTGTAGTTTGCTCTAAATGTGAGAAAATTTATTTAAGGACTCCAAGGAAAAAGCCGGATTGGATTGATAAGCCATATTTTTATGCCATGTTAGCAAGTCTGTGCGGGGAAACCGAAACTAAAGTAATCAGAGAAAAAATAGATGAAATCAAAGCTTTGATCCGCAAAAGATGGGGTAAAAAAATCCTTGATCGTGAAAAGGCTATGCGGGAAGAAGGGTTTGATGCAAAATCAGGAATTGCTTGGCATGATGAAAAGGGAGAAGAACATATTTGGGTTCCTAGAGATTTTGAGGAATTTGAAAAGAATAGGTTGGCGCAATGAACAAACAAATTTTAATCATACTTTTGTTTAGAAATATTAATAATGCCTGACCAAAAAGCGGAGCCGGATTGGATTGATTCAATAAAAATAGAATTAGTTAGTCTTTCATATTGTATCATTGAGCACGATAATGATGAAATGACAACTAAAGAGCTAAATCAAAATATTGATCAATTCAAAGATTTCCTCCGCAAAAAACGGTTGATCGATACGGAAAAAGCATTTAAAGCAAACTGGAAATTCAGAACAACGGCTCAAGAGACACAAGAAGATTGGGAAGAATACAAAAAGCGGGAGGGGATGGA